CGACAAGCACCTGCGCCGCGTCCTGCGCGAGGCGCAGCAGTCGTACCGCCAAGCCCTCGCCGCCCAGGTGCGCGGGCAGGACGACCCCGCCCTCTGGGATGCCTTCTCCGAGGCCACCAGCGCCCTCCTGCTTGCCTCCTGGCTCGCCGGGGCGCGGCAGACCGTCACCAAGGCCCGCATCCCCGACAAGGCCGTCGAGGGGATGCTCGAGGACGGGGACGCCGTCACCTTCGCCGCCCTCCCCGCCCTGAAGCTCGACGGCTTCGGCGGGGAGGCCATGAAGCCCATCGCCGACTGGTTCCGCCGGCGCGTCCCCATCAGCCGCAAGGACTGGGAGGTGCTCGTCGAGGCCGCCCGCCGCAGCGCCCGCGAGGTGGGGGACCACGAGCGCCAGAACGCCCTGATCGACCTCCGCAAGCGCAGCCCCTTGCTGGACGGCCTCTTGCGCGGCGTCCTGTCGCGCCCAAACGCCACGGGCGGCATCTCGGCCGTGAAACGGATCGTAAGCGATACGTTCTTCGTGACGGCCCTCAGCCCCGGCCAGACGGCCAAGGTGCAGGAGCTCATCGCCCGGGTGATCGAGGAGCGCCCCGGCAAGAGCGTGGTGGGCAAGGAGATCAAGGCGATGAACCTAGGGGACTTCGTCACCACGGCGCAGGTGCGCCTGGGGGTCGAGCTCTCAAGCGCGCGCCTGGAGACCGTGCTCAGAACGAACACGAACCGGGCGGCCACGGAGGGTGCGGCCGAAGTGCTGCGCGACGAGCGCGTGCAGGCCTTCGTGCCGCTGGTCGAGTACAGCGCGACCAAGGACAGCCGAACCCGCCCGACGCATCGTGCGTTGGATGGCTACATTGGCACGATGGCAGACTTCGACCGCATGGGAATCACGCCCCCAACAGGGTTTTCTTGTCGCTGCGCGCTGATCCCGGTGTCGGCGTCGGACGCGATGGACAACGGCTGGACGCTCCCGAACGGGACGCTCGACTACCAGGCGATCAGGGCGCACAACGGCGCGCGGCAGGGCGTGATCGACCGCCGCGAGATCCCCGATCCCGGCTTCGTGAATGCGTAGACCACAAGGAGGAACGCTACGATGGGCGGCATGAGCACCCGGAACGAGATCAAGGCGCGGCTGGGCATCCTCGCGGAACCGAAGACGGCGATGGCCCGCCCCGGCGCGAAGGCGAAGATGGCTACCTCATACGAGTCCGACAATCAACTGTACGACCGAGTCATGCCGAGCATCATTGAGATGAATCAGTTTGTCTCGTTGCGTATTCCTAGTGTCCAAAGCAGTCTGAAGGAAACAGCGACAGCCGCCAAAAGAGCGGCTGCGTTTGGGGAGAAGATTTTGAAAGAGCGCGCGGCAAGTCCAGAGATGCTTCGTGAGCTTGATCGGTTGGTTTCGGTGGTGAAGGCCCAGTACGGATATCGCATTACGCAGCGCGGAGCATCGTTCTCCCGCCCCGGCGCGAAGGCGAAGATGGCGTATCGCCATGCTGATGCGTCTATGTGGTCTGATGTCCGTCGATCCTTTGATTCCGAACAGGAAGCAGAACAATGGCTTGCGCGTCAGGGATGGAAGCGGAGGCGCGTAAACACCGATGGCGAAATCGAATATGCGAAGAACGGTGCGCTTGCATATGTCTACACCGACGAACTTTCAGAACCGCGTATCCGCATGAAGGGCGGAATGACATATTCAAGTCGAAATGCTTCCCGCCCCGGCGCGAAGGCGAAGATGGATCTGACGGACGTCCAGCGCAAGGCCGGATACAAGTGGCGCGTGGCCTACACCCGGCAGCTCGGCAAGGATCAGTACCTCGGCGGCCCGCCCGTCACGATGCAGGACGACCTGCTCTTCGCAACCGAGAGCGCGGCACGCCAATGGGCCGACACCATGCTCAAGAAGGGCTGGTTCAAGGGACAAGGCGGCGGCCCTGAGAAGATCCTCAAGGCCACGGTGCTCATGGCCTCCCGCATTGGCGCGAAGTCCACCCACGCTGCCGCCGACAAGCCCGGTCGCAAGGTCATGGCCGAGTCCGACCCCGCCGTCAGCGCCAAGATCCGCAAGCTCATGGCCGAGGGCAAGCCCCAGAAGCAGGCCGTCGCAATCGCGCTCGACATGAAGCGCCGAGGAGAAATCTGACATGGCACAGGCGATTCTTTCCACTGGCGTTCCCGCTTACTCGCTGCTTGACTACACGGCGGCCAGCGCGTCGTACGGCTCCGTGGCGCCCACCGCCACCAAGCCCACCACCGGAGTCATCTACGATTCCCCCAACACTGCGCCCAGCCTGCTGCGCGTGCTGCCCTTCAGCAGCGTCAACAACGCCACCGGGGTCGGAGTGCGAGTGGTCGGATGGACCGTGGGCTACATCCCGAAGCGGTACACCAACCTCCTGACCTACAGCCAAGCCTTCGACGACGCAGCGTGGACCAAGAGCGAGATCACCTGCACCGGAGGATCGGTCAACGCAGAAATCGCGCCCGATGGGACGCTGACCGCCGACGTCCTCCTTGAGACCACCAACAACGCTGACCACAAGGCATACCGAGACCAGGGCAGCACGAGCTGGACAACGGGAGCGCATACCTTCTCCGTGTACCTGAAGGGCGGCAAGGGCAGGACGCACGCGACCGTCTGCTGCGGAAACGGCCCAGGCGGCCCGTACTACGCGGTCACCATCAACCTCTCCACCGGAGCGGTGACCCAGGTTGATCGGCAGGACAGCGGCAATCCCGCCACCCTCGGGACCACGTCCAATGCCGTGACCGATGCCGGGAACGGATGGTGGCGGGTCGCCATCACCACGAACGCCGTGCAGTTCTACCTGCTGGCTCCCAGCAACACCGCCACGCCAGTCACCGGATCGAGCTGGGGATTCGGCGTCTACGCCGGCAACGCCAGCAACGGGATGGTGGCATGGGGCGCGCAGCTTGAATGGGGATCGACCGCCTCCCCGTACGCAGCGACCACCGCCGCGGCGGTCACGGCCGTCGACTCGACGGTGGCGGCGACTCCGACGTGGTTCTCCACGATCCTCGGCGACTTCACGCTCATCTATTCAACGGGCACGGTCCCGAGCACGGTCGTGAACAACAACGCGACCTACATCTTCAGCAACATGACCCAGGTGGCGATCAGCCCCGATGCAAGCCTGTACCAGCCTGCCGTCGTGACGGCCACCGACCTGGGGACGGCATCCGTGCTGATCGACACCATCGGCCACCAGATCGTGCAGCTCCAGTTCAAGGCAAACAGCGGGAACATGGGCGCCTTCTGGTGCTCCATCTGATGCGGAACAGGCTGTCCAACGCGATCCGGCGATTCAGGCGACCCGGCCTCACCGGGGCAGGGATCGTCTATGACCTGTATCCGCCAAACACGGCCGCGCTGACGGTCTCGGACTACGAGGCGATCCAGCAGCAGACGGCGCAGACGCTTGAGTTCCGGCGATCCATCGTCGAGAACAACCGGATGGCATATGCCTCGCCGGGTTCCCGAGTGTCGTTCCAGACCGATGCGAACGACCTGCGCCTGCAGCTCTACTGGAACGCGGAGATCTACAACGTCATCACGCTTCTGGCGACGTTCAACGGCGTCGGGTCGGTCCTTTCGGACGGCGTCGAGATCGGCACGTTCGATTGGTCGCAGCCGCTGGTGGCGGGATATTCCTTTCCGAGCTACAAGCTTCCGACCGGGAGCAAGACGGTCACCATTGTCTGGCCCTACAGCGCCGGCCTGCAGCTGCAGGGCATCGAGCTCTCCAAGGGGTCGTCCATTTCCTCAGCTACGCGCCCGAGCAACAAGATCGGAATCTGCGGCGACAGCATCTCGCAAGGATTCGATTCGACCAAGATCACGACGACCTGGGCATACCTCGTCGGGGGGCTGCAGAACCGCCAGGTCGTGAATCTTGCCAACGCGGGCGCTCCTGCCGATGCAAGCCATGCAAATGCGCTGATCGGCACCGGGTGCGACCGCGTCACTTATCTCATCGGCTACAACGACTTCGCCGCGCAGACAGCCATTGCCACGTTCCAGTCCAGGGTGGAAGGATGGATCACGAACGCCAGGGCCGCGCTCCCGACCGCGGAAATCTACGTCATTTCCACGATCTACAGCCCGAACACGAACACGCTGACGCTGGCGCAGTACCGGAGCGCCGTGCAGGCCGCCGAGCTCGCGGCAGGCGATGCCAACACGTTCTACGTGGACGGTCTGACGCTGATGACGAACAGCACCACGCGGCTGAGCGGCACCATCCACCCGAACGACCTCGGGGCATCCGAAATCGCTGCCAACCTCGATGCGATCATCAGCGGGTCCATCCCTGCCGCCCCGACCGGGGTCAGCGCGTCCCCGAGCACGGACGGCACGGCGGTGGCAGTCACCATCACCTGGACGGATGCGTCGACGAACGAAAGCGGGTTCTACGTCTACCGCAACACGTCGAACACGACGGTCGGCGCCACGCAGATCAACTCGGTCGGCGCTGGCGTCCAGACCTACACGGACAACTCGACCAACAATCCCGGCAACGCGCCGGCCGTCAACACGACGTATTACTATTGGGTCAGCGCCTACAACGTGCTCGGCGAGAGCACGAAGGTCGCTGCCAGCCAGAACGCGACGGGCGGGGTCACGACCCTCAACGTCCCGGCCGCGCCGACCTCGCTCACGGCGACCGCTACGAGCACCACGCAGATCGACCTCGCCTGGACGGACAACGCCACGAATGAAACCGGATACGTGGTGGAGCGCGCTACGTCGCCCGGAAGCGGATTCTGGTCGCAGATCGCCACCCCGGCGGCTGGCGCGACCTCGTACAGCAACACGGGCCTGACCGAGAGCACGCAGTACGAGTACCGCGTCTACGCGACAAACGCGGCGGGCAACAGCGCCAACAGCAACGCGGCGAGCAAGTTCACGATCCCCGCGACCCCCACGGGCCTGACGGCGACGGCGGCGTCCTCGTCGCAGATCGACCTTGCCTGGACGGACGTCTCGACCGGGAACACGGGCCAGCGCATCGAGCGGCGCAGCCCGAGCGGCAGCGGCTCGTACTCGACCCTGACGACGGTCAGCGCGACGGCCACGACGTACAGCGACACGGGCCTGACGGCGTCGACCTCGTACGAGTACCGCATCGTTGCGACGAACGCGGACTACGACTCGTCGCCGTCGACGGCGGCGAACGCGACCACGTCTGCCGGCGGCCTCACGCCCGCATGGAGCATCGACTGGTCGACGGGCACTCCCTCGGGCTACACGCTCACCCGCGCCAGCAGCGGCACCTACGTTGACTCCTCGGGCTACATCGCGTCGGCGTCCACGGACGTCGCCCGCCTCACCCACAACAGCAGCGGCAGCCGGCTCGGGCTTCTGGTGGAGGCGAGCAGGACGAACATTGCTCTCGCAACAGACAACTTTACGGATACTAATAGGTGGTTCGTCACTAACGCGACAGCAGCAGACACGACCAATGCTGCTCCAGACAATGGTTCCGATGCGGAATCAATCACAGAAGTCGCTGCAACATCAGCCAGTTACAGAATCCGAAGCGGAGCCATGACAACCGGGGTCGCCGCCGGGGACACCTTCACTTCATCGTGCTTCATCAAGGATGCGCCCACGAACGGAAGGGGCTACGGGCATGTATCGGTAACCATTGATGGTGGAACAAGCCGCACCTATACCGTGATTGTCAACCTGTCCACCGGAGCGTTGGAAACAACGATGACCTCAGGTTCCCCCACGGGGACCGCTTACACAATCGAAAACTACGGAAACGGTTGGTATCGCGTGTCGGCTACCGCTACGGCACAGACAGGCGCTACTGGCGTCCGTGTGCTGATTGGGATGTGGCAGAGCGGAGCGACCGATTCCAACGGATATCCCACGTACACGGTTTCCGCAGGAAACGAGAAATCAATCCTCGCATGGGGGGCACAGATTGAGGAGGGAGCGACACCGACCTCGTATCTGGAAAACACCGCAGTTACAGGCAGCGGAGTCACCCGCAGCGCCGACCTCGCGCACGTCCTTGATTCCTCCATCACGTCGTGGGGCGACCCCGGTGCGTTGGTCATCCACTTCTACCCGCCGGGTCAGGCTGGGACTCTCCTCTCCACGGATGACGTGGCGAACGAGCAACTCGGCATTCAGGCCAACACCGTCACGCAGGCCCGTGCGTTCTGGTCAAGCGGAAACACGAATGCCGGAACCATCGGCACCGGGGTGCAGAAGGCCGTCCACTACTGGAACGGAACGAACTCACGATTCTGCATCAACGGCGGAACTGTGGAAAGTTCCACGAACAACATCACGACCTTCGGCAACATCGACTACGTCACCTTCGGCGCGGAGGCGACGAGCTCGACCGCCGGGTATTCGCAGTACGCCAACTGCATCATCAGGTACATCGCCTTCTACAGCGGCACCCTGACCGACTCGAACCTCCAGACGATCACCACATGATCGCCTTCCACGACTACTGGCTCAAGGGCGAGGACGAGGCGCACGTCCACGACGCGATGGCGGCGGCAGGCATCGGCCTGCTGCCGGCCGAGGATTCGTCCTACGACCCCATCGGCACGATCTGGGTGCCTGGGCCGGACGTGGATGAGGACGGCAACCCCATCCCCGTGCCGATCCCAGGCTGGCACGCCAACCTGAGAATGCGCCATGCGCTGACCGCCGACCAGGCTGCTGCGCTCGCGCCCGTCCTGATCCCCAAGCCGCAGCATCCAGCGAGA